GAATGAGCTTGGGTTTGAACCAGAGCTTTACATGCGTGCAGCTGGAGATATGCGCCCTGACTGGATTGTCAAGTATGAGCTATTCCAAGAGCACATTGCTGGTAAGTATCACGTTTGGTTTGTTCTTGATGATCGTGACCAGGTTGTTGACCTTTGGCGTCGCAAGCTTGGTCTTCCAACTTTTCAGGTAGCGGACGGTGATTTCTAATGAAGTGCGAGTACTGTGGCAATCAAGCTGTGTTCCGTCTGTACCATCGAGATGGTTCTGAAACTGTCCGCTGCGGTGAGTGCAAGAATCCAGCTACAGTATTCAGTATCGCTAAGCTTGGTCTTGAGTTTAAAAATGATAACTACATCTATGTACGAACGGAAGACTGATGGCTAAAAGTCCGCTAGGCCTTAGCTACTGCACTATATGCTCTGAGTACTTCTGGGAGAGCAAGCATGAGTGTAAGTGGGGTGTTGAGAAGTTTACTGATAGTGATGGCTACCCATCCCTAAGACAGGTGATCGGTACCCACGAAGAGCAAGAGATTACTCAGACCTTGACTGAGGAGTTTGAGCGAACCATGAAGCTGCTAAAAGCAAATAATGACTCTGGCGTAATGACCGCGGCAATGTGGTTGCTACTTGAAGATGCGTACTACAGTGGAGTACAGTGTAACTGGCCGAAGTGGAAGATGTATCTAAAAAATCTGAAGGAAGACAATAAATGAGTAAATGGGTTTGTAAGACCTGTGATGATATAATTCCTCACGAGCACTACCCTACAACTGAAGGAGTACGTAGGGCGTATGTCTACCCATCCCCTAGCGGAGCAGTTTGGGACGAACAAGACGCAGAAGTAGAGTTCAATCTTTGGCTAAAATACCACGATGAGGACGTGGCTAAAGATACTGAGGAACGCATTATCAAACGACTTGAAGAAGAACGTGAAAAGCACATTCCGTGGTGCGGAGAGGTTCAGCCCTGTCCTAAGTGTTATCAGACAATTGGCTTAGAGACTGCTATCGCTCTTACCGAGGGAGAGAACAAGTGACTCATCTATTTAGTGTCGTAGATCGGGCTACGTATAGGAAGGCTGTAGATGCTGGCTACATTAAAGTTCAGTCGCACCCTGAGATTCAGGGCTACACTATCCACAATTACACTGATGCTTGTACCTGGGACCAAGCGTGGGATGAGGCCACACTAAACTGCCGTGGACTTATTACGGATGACGATGGCAACATTATTGCTCGTGGCATGCCTAAGTTCTTCAACTCAGATCAAGAGCAGGCACCTGTGTTTGCTTTGGACGATGAAGTTATTGTCTCAGACAAGATGGATGGCTCTCTAGGTATTCTCTACTATCCGCCAGACTTCTCTGAAGCTATTGCAACTCGTGGTTCGTTTGCTTCGGAGCAAGCGGTGTGGGCAACTAACTGGTGGCGAGAGAATCGTCCAGACATTGCTCTAGAAGCTGGCAAGACTTACTTGTTTGAAATTATTTATCCTGAGAACCGAATCGTAGTTGACTATGGCGGTAAAGAAGGGTTGGTTTGGCTAGGCACTGTAGATAACGAAACTGGTAAGTTTGAGCCTGGATGGAGCCTACCTATTGACTCAGCGGCTCGTTATGACTACAAAACTTGGGGGGAAGTACTGTCTGCTCCAGCTCGTGATAATGCTGAAGGATTCGTAGTGACTCGCGTATCTGATGGCGCAATGGTAAAGATTAAGTACGAGGACTATAAGCGTCTACACAAGTATATGACTCGTGTAACTGAGCGCCACGTCTGGGAGTGTCTAGTAGAAGATCGATCTCTTGAGGCCGAGTTTGCGGGTGCGCCTGACGAGTTCCACGGTTGGGTTCGTGAGGTTGCTAGTAGGTTGTTGGCAGAGTTCGAGAAGCGTCACTTGCAGATTATTCTCGACTACCGAGCAATTCGCTTTGGTGTTGAAGAGGCCTCGTTCGAAGTTGAAGACGATCGTGAGGCCAAGAAGAACTTCGCTATGGCAGTTAAAGATAAGAAGGATAAAGCGTACTACTTTACTTGCTTTGGTGATGGCAGTATTTCTGCTCAGGTTTGGAAAGAACTTAAACCTGCTGGTGGAAATACGTTCCGTGTTGTAAGTTCAGATGCAGATTAGGAGAAATTATGTTGCCAAAGATTCCTAGAATTAAATCCGGTCATATTGATGCACTAGTTCGTAGGGACACTTCTGATCGCTGGGAAGAAGTTAATCCTGTATTAGAAGCTGATGAAATTGGTTATGAGACAGATACCGACATTTTTAGAGTTGGCGATGGTATTCGTCAATGGGTAGATCTGAAGCAGTACAGGAAATCAAATGATAATCAGAACTGAAAGCGGATCTAGCTATGAAATTGATGACCGCGGGATTTGTCGTAAATTTAATGGTGAGGGTACCTGCGTAGACTCATTCAAAGTATTCTTCATGAAAGCTATTCCAGATACCATAACTAATATGGGCGATATCTGGGACTGTCCGAATAGCGATCCAGAAGTTGGTAAGCTGCTTTATATTGGTGGTAAAGACGGATGGTGGCTAAGCACCAAGGTTATTTCTATTGAAGATTAGTTGCGTAATTTAATTTTATGTTGTAGTCTTTAGCTCTACTAAGGAGAAAAATGAAAGACGAAATTGAGGCGCTTCCAGTAGAGAAGAAGCTACTTGATCGCATTGATCCTAGCTATGGCAAATGGATTAGCTGTGATAAGGGCTGGTATCGAATTCTGGAAGAACTAGATGCAAAGTTGGAATACCTATATCCTGACTACAAGATTGCCCAGGTAAAAGAGAAATTTGGCACCCTTAGGTTCTATACTGAAGGAGTGCCTGTTGGCGTTGTCGGAGAACTGATGGATGACGCTATTGCAGAAGCTTCGCGCCTATCTGCTAAAACCTGTGAAATCTGTGGCAAGTCTTCTATGCGCGGTGGCAATGGTTGGGTCTATGACCCTTCTGTTGGAACTCGTGTGCGGGGAGGTTGGTACAAGACTGTCTGTGATGATTGTGGCATTCCACTGGGGTATGCTCCGCCTAAAGATTCATATGAAAGTGCGTATGATGATTGCATTACAGACCTTAAAGATTTTTATAAAAGTAAAGACCTTGAAGTTCCTGAAGGCCTTATCAAGTATCTGACAGGAAAAGACGATGAATAACGACTTACTGCATGCGCTCGAGATGTCTAAGGACATTATCTCGATGTTAGCTGGTGTAAAAAAGCAAGCTGCAGATGCCGGGTTTAGCGAAGAGATTGCAGAATTAATTGCTTTAGAGATCTTAAAAAAGGGTGGTTCTTAATTTGTCTATTTTTGGTTGGTGCCTAACTGGTCATCATGAGCATTGTATCCTTAAACTACCTTCAGCTGATGTTTTATGTGGTTGCAAATGCCACTCTAAGGAAAAGGAGTCAGAATGATTTCTCAGGATGATCTTGATAAGGCAAAAGAAATTGCTCGACTTCATGATGAAGCTTTTTGGCATCTACATAAATTTGATGGCCATGCTAAAAGTGGCGACGGCAATGTCTCCATCGAACTTGGACTAGGCACTGTTTGGGATAGGCAAGATGGTCCGGTAGAGCCGACAATTAGTGTAAATATCTACTCATATGTAGTTGCAAGTGATACTCCTTCTTACCCTAACTTTGGACAACGCAGCCACTACTTCGAATCAGTAGATCAAGCACTTGATGCAATGAGGGAGTGGCACGCTGAAGCTATGGCGTACAATCCGTCTGAAGCAGACATCGCAGAAGCCAATGAAATGGCAAGTGATATCTGGGAAATTGTCAAGGATAAAACAACTATTTATGAGTTGAAGAATGGTGAGACTACCCAGGTTTGGCCTCCTAAAAGGTTTAGGGACAAAGCTAATGGAGAGTAGTCGTGCCATTTAAACTAGACGGCAGCTACACAAATCGGTGTAGTGCGCATAAAAATAAAATGATTTATGGTGATCCAAACACTGTAATTAATGTAGTACTTAGGACTCAGGAGCGTTTTGGTATAAAGCTAGCTTGGTATAAGTGCGAAGTTTGGGGCGGATACCATTTATGTAAATTTGAGAATAAGCAGGACTAAATGATTAAATTTGAAAAGCTTTGGACTGGTACCCTAACCATGACCATTGGAAACAAGGTTCACTTCTATCTAGGAACTACTGATCACTGGGGTCTAGGGTTTGACTACAACCACTACGACCGATCGTTCACTCTGGATATTATTCACTGGTATATGGGTGTTCAGGTTTGGCACAATGAGTGATTCCTTACGCTCTACTCGTATATTGCTAGAAAACACGGGTACATATATCTATTGCCATGATGAACTAAGTTGTCGTGGTAGCTACTGCACGCTACATAACCGCAGTGGCCATCACATGCGCAATATGCCTCAGATTTGGAGGGATGACCGTGGCCTTATGGAGCGAGTTTGCGAGCATGGCGTTGGGCATCCTGATCCAGACGAGATTAATCTGGACTTGGGCGGCCGCGCAGTACATGGTTGTGATGGATGTTGTAGAAATACTGGTATCTAAACACTATGTTTTAAGTGTGGTATTTTACTGGTATGGCAACCCCGAAGAAAATCAAGATAGCTGGACAGCTATATAACGTAGTCGAGCGCGACCCTAAAGAAGACGGGACGCTCAATGAAGCTAATTACGGATATACGTTAGACCAGGGTAATTTGATCGTTCTTGATAAGAGCATGTCTGTCAGTAAAAAGCAGCAGACGCTCCTACATGAAGTCATGCACGCGATTCGTATGGTTTTTGATGGCATGAAGAAGCCCAGCAAAAAAGACGACTATGAAACTTGGGAACACCATTTCATTGGTGTATTCGAAGCTGGTATGTTAGCCTTTCTCAAGGACAACCCAGAAGTTGTGGAATGGCTAACTAAGGAAGAATAATCGTGGGGCGTAAAAAGAAGTTTGTAAGTGCCGGACCAAAGCCTAATGATCTATGGATCTATGAAAAAGACATTCAGATCAATGGACGTAATGTCTCACCCGGGACCGAACTGAAAATTTCAGGAGAGCGTGGACGCTTTCGTTTTATTCAGCATGTAACCAATCACAATGGTGTGCAATGGGTAGACGTATGGGGCGGACCTAAAGGTGCAGAAAACTGTCGCAGCTTTCGCCCCGATCGAATCAAACGAGTGCACTACAAAAATCAGACTGTAGAAAATCTTGCAGCTGAATATAAAGAAAAGAAGAAGGCGCTAAAAGAAGCTGGGGAAAGCAACTAACCTGCGTAAGATGCTCCGGTAACAAAACCAGCTAGCTGCTTGTAGGCTTCGTTCTTTTCTGCGTGCTCGACGATCTTGTAGTACTGCTCCGAAATTAGTGGCAACATCTCTGGCCACTGATCTACATTCTCAATGACTGGGTGCCAAGTTGTTCCATCAAAGACTGACGGAGCTTCTTCGCCATAAACCAACACGTAACCTAGGGTCTGCCCGTTTTCTTCAAATGGGCTGTATAGAATCTTGTCTGGGTCTGGCCATAGACGAACACCGCGCATGAGTCCAGCTCGAGGATTAATGTTAACCATTTTTACTCTCCAATTTCTTCAGTGAAGCGATGTGCTTATCTGAACAGTCGTTACATACGTTACCAACAATAATAGTGTTATTTGCGCGAATTAGCACCTCTTGGAACTCCACGTGTCCATCGGTTTCGCAGTTGTCGCACTTGGACGGATTCTCTTTGGCGTGGCTCAAGCCGTATGTATAGGCGCAAGCTGGGCACATTAGAGTGTTTGGCTTTGACAAAGAAACCATCCAAAGAGACGGGTGATCAAAGTCTAGGTGCTCATCCGCAAAGATATTGCCCTCTTCCACGTAGCTCCAGAAGGTCTCTCCATTCCTAAACCAAGGCATACGCTCACCTAAGTAGGTATCGGCAACGCTATAGGTTGCCTCGTCATTGATGAAAGCTGCTTGCATTTCACCGCTTTCGGTGAAGACTTCCGCGATGGTGTCGCTGATGTCTTTGGCTTGAGCCTGGGCTCCTTCGAGTTGCTCTTTGTAGTGAGCCTCTCGGATGTCGTCATTTGTAGTCATGGAATAACTCTATAGGTGTATGTTGCAAAAAGCAAACTAATTCAGTAGTATGAAAATCTAATGAAAGGATCCATATGGAAAGTGTAAATGAACGGGCGCTAGAAATCATCGAGGCAGTCTCTGCTCAGATTGCTAGCGAGAATCTAGTGGGCAAGTGTGTGAAATTTGAATATAAAAAGGGCTACACCGGATATATTGATGGCGGGCTAGTTCTTTATGAAAATGCAAATGGACTTGGTCTAATGCTTTACCCAACTGACCCAGAGTTTTATTTTTTGCCGTGGGCATCAATTGGACTGATTGAGGTTATTAGCGAACCAGAAGAGCAGATCATGGCTCTATATAAGTTGGCAAAGAAGCATTCTCGCAACCCTGCTGGATTTATTCTTCAGTAATCTGCTAGGGTATAGCTTATGACTTTAAGAATCGGTTCCTTGTTTAGTGGCTATGGTGGCCTAGACATGGCAGTATCTCAGGTATTCAACGGAGATGTTGTCTGGCACTGTGAATGGGAAGATGCTCCATCAAAGGTTTTAGCAGCTAACTTCCCTGGAGTCCCTAACTATCGAGACGTAACTAAGGTTGACTGGAAGTCAGTCGAACCAGTAGATGTTCTTTGTGGTGGATTTCCGTGTCAGGACCTCAGCCTAGCTGGTGGTCGCGCTGGATTAAAAGACGGAACTCGATCAGGACTATGGTCAGAGTTCGCCGAGGCGATTCGAATTTTGTCGCCTAAGTATGTAGTGATTGAGAACGTAAGAGGGTTGTTGAGTGGAAAAGCATATAGCGACGTGGAACTCGGAGAAGAGTATATGGTTGCGAAATCAGGAGAACCAGCTCTTAGGGCCATGGGTGCTGTTCTCGGCGACCTGGCCCAGCTCGGGTATGACGCAAGGTGGCAAGGCGTACCAGCTTCCGCCGCGGGCGCTCCTCATGAACGGTTCCGAGTATTCATCCTCGCAATTAGACGAGATTCCTGAAGAATCAATGCTTCGTACTCCTTCAGCAATTGAGGGAGAAGGCGGTGCTATCCGCGAGGATGTAGCACGCGCTAAGAACCGTATGCTCATGGTTCGTGATCAGATGGCTCAGTTGGCATATGAAAACGGGTTGCCTGTTCCAGATGCCATCGCTAAGCTGCCAACTCCTATGGTGATGGATCGCGCCGGAGCCATGCACCCAGATGATCGTAAGAAGAGTGGTGCTGGATACGGCCCTGCACTTCGCGACATCCCTTATCTGCTTGGTACTCCGCGTACAAGCTCTGCTAATGGCTCTAGTTCTATTCAGGTTGCGACTGGCGCACCGAAGTCTCGACTAGAAGATCAGGCAGAAGTAATCAACAATCTTCCAACACCAACAACCCGTGACCACAAGGATGGCACTGTTCCGCACGAGCGTGACGGTGTTGTTCAGGTTGATACGGTTGCTCGTGCTGTAATCAATAGTGGTGAAGTTACCGACATTTCTTGGGGTAAGTTTGAACCTGCTATTCGCCGTTGGGAGCGAGTTACTGGACGCCCTGCTCCTGCCCCTACAGAGGCTACTGGTAAAAATGGGACACATAGGCTCAGTTCGAAGCTGACGGAATGGATGATGGGGCTCCCAGACGGATGGATCACCGGACACGGTCTTTCACGCACTGCAGAATTGAAACTCGCTGGAAATGGTGTGTGCCCTCAGCAGGCCGTTTTGGCTTTGACTTTACTTACACAAGATCTTGAACTAGAATAACTAAACAACTAAAAAGGTCCTGTGGCGCAGTTGGTTAGCGCGTCTCCCTGTCACGGAGAAGGTCGCCAGTTCAAGTCTGGTCAGGATCGCGATGGCCCCATAGTTTATCGGTTAGAACACCGCCCTTTCACGGCGGCAGGGCGAGTTCAATTCTCGCTGGGGTCACCAAGCCTCGATAGCTCAGTGGTAGAGCAATCGCCTTGTAAGCGATAGGTCGTCAGTTCAATCCTGACTCGGGGCTCCAACAGGCAGAGAAACTATCTCGGAGGCATCTGAGATAAGTCAAACCTGGAGCTATAGTACAACGGCAGTACGCAGAGGTCTGAATGCAGGACATAATCTGAAATCTTGGTTCGAATCCAGGTAGCTCATTTTACGAGACTTAGCTCAGCTGGTTAGAGCCCCTGACTCATAATCAGGTCGTCGTGGGTTCAAGTCCCACAGTCTCGACGATGTAGAATATATGTATGGATGGCTTCAATCTTGTGCATAACTTCATCTCCGAAGAAGAGAACAATCAGCTGGTTGAGTTCTTGGATGAAGTATCTGGGTATTCACCAGAAGAAACTTCGCATAGGCACGCCTTGGGATACCCTGGGTTCAGGGTTGCCTCTAAAATTTCCATGGATAATCCCGCTCTTCCTTTAACTGGGGATCCTAAAAAAGATTCTGCAATCATGCTCATAACTGATATCTATGACAGAGTCAAATACTTCTTGCAGGACGTATACAAAAAAGAGCTGCTACTGATACAAGCTAGCTACACAGAAATTGGTGTCGGTCCAGGCATGGGACTCCACTCGGATAACTACTGGCTTGATGGCGAAATTCGAGATGATGATATTTCGATCGTCATGGAGCACTCGGCAGTGTTATATCTAAACTCGCACAAAGAGGAGTTCACTGGCGGAGGTCTCTACTTCCCGTTGCAGGATTATAGGTATTTACCTCAGGAGCGTGATCTAGCATATTTTATTGGGGACTTGGATCATATTCACATCGTGGAAGCGGTGGAAAGTGGTAAAAGAAAAAGTCTTTCTATTTTTTATGGCGACAAAGAAACTGTTATAAAGCATCGCGACGGTGCTTAAACCAACTAACCCCGTGTACCCCAATGGTAGAGGGACCCGACTTAAAATCGGCTCAGTATCGGTTCGAGTCCGATGGCGGGGACTAAGGCAACATGTCGTAGAAAAATACAAGAAGGTTCACACGAGAGCCTTTTGTTATTTCGTTAACTCCGTGAGATACGTAGTGACCAGGGAAAAGAACTAAACTTCCTTTCTTAGGCTTGATAGCTACGCCTTGATCGTCAAATAAAAGTTCTCCGCCCTCATAGTCATCATTCAACAAGACGCTACATACGTGAGACCTTTTCTTGCCGTCAAACTGCCCGTCTGGATTAGCATCCTCGTCTCGGTGTGATGCGAGAACTGCCCCTTGGTCCATAACGTTTCCAAAGATTCTACTGAAAACAAACTGTCCGTACATCTCATAAGTATTTTCGTAATAATCTCTTACGGCTTCGACTAGGTCGAGTAATTTTTTATCTGGGTCTTGGTGAATTGGATAATGTCCAGCTGCTAACAACTCGCTGTCAAAGAACCCCATACCGCGAAAATTTGGTTTTGGATCTGTTTGAGAATTGTCAAGAACTATCTGGCTAAAGTAGTCGCAGGTCTCTGGCGATAGATAGTCTTCAATTATGTGGAATGAGCGTTCGTTAGTCAACGTATTTCCTTCTATATGATGTTCCAATTCTACCTTAAATTGTGCATAGCTTGACAAAGCATCCTAGAGTCTGATATAAATGTCTCATGAGCAATTCAGGTAATGGTGAAGAGCGGATGGATGACTTTCTATACCGCCTAAGGAACATCGACGGTAAGCTGGTCAAGGGAAAAAAAGAGATCGAGGACTTGGCCACAAAGATCGAATTTACGTTCCTAATGCTGGCCAATGACATGGGATATCTAGATTCTGAGGACCAGCTATAATTGTAGTTGATGCCATCACAAGAGGATAAGCCCGTAGCTACAGCTAAAGAAGTCCTTGACTTCTTGGTTAAAGCTGGGCACATAAACTACAGCAAGCCAGACGACGTATATTTTTACTGGAAAGATGGCGATTTAATCTTCTTAAACTTTCGGCTCGAATAGTCTGATAGTATCTTTTTAACTAGAGAAAGAGATAGTGATGCGAGAACGGCAACTGCGAAAAATTCAAAAACAGCGCCATATGTCTAACATCATTATTATGATCTTAAACAACCCTATTTTTAAGAATCTAGGGGAGGCCGATCAAAAGAAGATGGCTAAGCTGATCTACAAGGCCGAGATGATCGAGATGCACGCTCGTGATAAAGACATCATTCGACTTAATTCTTCTTTCCAAGACATCGTTGATTCGATTCGAATCAATCTAGAACAACTAGATGAACGCGGTCTATTGGATGATGACGATGACTTCGATGATTTCGATGGAGATAATCGAAGGTAAAGGAAAAACCCCCGGCACTAGTACCGAGGGCTTTTCTTTGTTGGGGGGAGTTAGCCTAGAGCTTTCCAAGTCAGGGGACCAACAATTCCGTCCGACTTGAGTCCGCTCTTCTTCTGGAGTGCCGCTACTGACTTATGGGTATTTTCACCAAATACGCCTAGCTGATCTCCCTGTACGGCTAACTTCGTTTGTAGGTATTTGACCGCTGCTCCCTTAGAACCCTTCTTAAGTTCTCCAGTTAGTGCTGGCTTCGCTGGGGCTAGCGGTGCTTTCTTTACAACAGGTGCTGCGACTGGGGCAGGAGTAGCTGGAGCTGGGGCCTTATTAGCTGCCTTCTCTGCTTCGTACTTTTCCTGTACCTTAGTTGCAAACTCTTCAGTGTGCTCTGGCGCATCTGCGGTAGGAGCATCTTCTGGGGTAGAAGCTGGTGCTGCAGCAATCTCTGCTTCTTGTGCGATAAGTGCCTTGAAGAACTTAACTGCGTTAACGAAGCCCTTGCCGTCTGCAGACCAACCGTGAGTCTTTCCAGCCCACATCTCCCAGTGGAGGTGAACGCCAGTTGACATACCAGTAGTTCCCATGATTCCTAGGACTGTTCCGGCTTCGATCTTCTGACCTGGCTTAACCTTGATTGAGCCGTCCTTCATGTGTGCGTAAAGAGTTGTGTAGTGCTTACCGTTAATCTTGTGGTACACAACTACGTAGTTTCCGAAGCCTCCGCCTGGTGCGGTTGACTTAGTTGCCTTAAGAACCTTACCTGCATAAGGTGCTTCGATGTAGAATGGGCCCTTGCCTAGGCCGATGATGTCTGCACCATTGTGGTGCTTCTTGGTCTTCTGAACTGGGTGAATTCTCCAGCCCATTTCGCTGGTGATCTTCCAGTCTTTTCCAAGCTTCCCGTCTAGTGGGAACTGTGCTTTTGCCATGTCATATCCTTTAGTTTTGCCATAGCGTAGCTGTGGCGGTAGTTGTTTTTGTATCCTCTTTGGAAAGCTATGAAATCTTCCCGTCTTTGGTTGTACTCTGCAACCCTAGGGAACATATTTGAAGGATTGCGTAGCGGTCTGAGGGCATAGTACGTCTTAGCTGCTAGATAGGCCTCCCTACCTAGCTCTTTCTCATTCGGCTGGAAATAGAACCGAATGTATGAGAAAAGCCTCTTCATGGCTCAATTTTATCAGCTTTAGATATATCCCATTTGTGCATAAAATTGCAAATAAAATCGCGCCGAGAGCGCCAATCCAAAGGACCTTCGACGCTTTCGACGCGACCTAGCTCTAGTTGTGCTTCTAGCCAAGATTGATGGCTATGTTGTTTGCACCCACATAGGAGCATTGTTATTACTTTTTGTCGTCTTTTTCTGGCTTTTCATAGCGGAAGATAGGGAAAGTAATGACCCAGATGCTTAGGGTGATTAGAATCATGTTTCCGACTAGCTCGCGGGCTGAACCCTCGAGAAGAACCCATGCAGTACCAAGACCGAGAAGAGTCCAAGCTTGGTCAACTAGGTCCTGAAAGAGAGCCTTGATAAAGTGCTTCATTTCTGTTCCTTACTTGTTTGTTTGAGCTGATGCTCGGCGTTGCTTCAAAAGATCAAAGTCCTTGATCTTGGTTTCTCCCATGTACTCCCACGCGTAGCCTGAGGCAATCATGGTTTCGTTGAAAGACTGCTCTGCTCCGTCAATGAACAACCAACCAAGAACTCGTCCATACTTCTCGGATGAGTCTGGCTTTTCTGTTCTGATTACAACGGTTGTTGCTTCTTTCAGCTTCTTCTTAAGAAGTTCCTTTACCTCTAGCCCGAGCACTTTTTCTGCTTTGTCGGAAGTGCGTGACTCTGGGGTGTCAATGCCTGCAAGGCGGACACGCTTGGTAATAGAAATGTCGAATCCTAAGTCAATGTCAACGTCGATAGTATCCCCGTCAACAACGCCGAGGACAGACTTAACTCTGTATTCGTACATTATTTGATCCTTCGTGAAGCTGCAGATGGTGCAGCGGCTGTGGTTGCAGCGATTGCTGAACCTGCAATTTGACCAACGATAACCGCGGCTACGGTTGCCTTCTGTGCATCTTCACGAACCTCAGGATTCATGTCAGCACCGACGTTGGACAAAAGGTTTAGAACTTCGGCAACTGCAACTGCGGCGGCACCAATACCTGGGATGCTTGCAAGTTCCTCGTCTACAACAATGTCGTCAGCCTGAGCTGCAACAAAGAGAGCGTCTAGAGCTTGCTCGTAAGCTGGAGATCCAGCTACTGCAGTCTCGAACACTTCGAGCGCTGCTTCCTTAATTGCTTCTGCCTGAGCTGAAGTTAGATCAGTAGGAACGATTTCTTCGAGAGCAATCTCCATAAGAACATCGGCAGTAATCACTTCTGGTAGCTCTTCGACTGAAGTGATAGGCTCTTCTTCAGTTGGTTCTTCGGTAGGAGTTGGTTCAGGTGAAGGTTCTTCTTCAGGCTCTACTACAGGTTCTTCTGGCTTTGCTGTCTCTTCTGGTTCTGGTGTTGGCTCTGGTTCTGGGGTTGGTTCCGGTTCTGGTGTTGGCTCTGGGTCTACTGGTGTGGTCGGCTCTGGAGTTGGTTCAGGGTCGGGAGTAGGCTCCACCGGGGTTGGAGTCGGGGTTGGTTCTGGTTCAGGGGTAGGAGTAGGAGTAGGAGTAGGAGTAGGCTCTGGCTGTGGACTTGGCTCTGGGGTTGGAGTTGGGGTCGGCGAAACTACTACTGGAATTGGGGTGTAAGAAATGCTCTGGATTACAAGAACTTTAACTACGCCAGGGCAGGTGTCTCCAGCAATGCCATTGTCTGAGAAGACAACAACTGATGAAGTTCCTGCGAAGATCTGGGTCATCTGCTGGGAGACATCTACACCGCAAGATAGGTTGTTTGGATCTCCGTACCAAGCTGTCACTGTCTGGAAGGTGTTTCCTTGGATTGCGTTAATTAGAAGTGACTCGCCTTCTACAATCGAGTAAATCCCTGTTGGCGCTGGAGCTGGAATGCTTGCGGTTACCGTTGATGAGAACTCTGAGTAAAGAGCGATGCTGTCAATGTCACCACGGATCTTGAAGGTGTAGGTGTTACCTCTACCTCCAGTAGTGTCAAAGATCTGAGCTGGGAGAGTGATTGAAGTTCCAGTGGAAGCTACTCCCCATCCTGCGTTGTTGCCAGTTGTGAAAAATACTGCGTAACGCTCTACCTGTGTATTCTGAGTTACTGATGCATCCCAAGTTAGGGTTACAGACCCATCCGAGTTAGTGGTTGCTTGAACGTTAGTTGGAGCTGCGATCTTAGGAGAAACCTCTAAGTTGTTGGCAAATGCAAATGGGTGAGCAACCTGTGCGCTGAAGTTTGCAACATTTATTGCGTAGTAGTTATTTACGTTGTTGGTGTAGTCAAAGTTGTTGTATTCAACGAAGATGCCACCCTTACCATCCCATGAGTTGTTCTGAATAGACGCGCCTCTTTGGTTGGACTTACCGTCGTTGTTGCGGTCATCTAAGGTGATTACCTTATTTACGTTGTTGGTGAAGGTATTGTTGTGGATTACACGGCCCTGCGGTGGATCCGAGAAGAATGAAGTCCAGCTGGTAGGAATCCACGAGCTAGTGTAAATAGCGTATTGGTTAGCGTTGAAGGTCGAGTTAGTTACTCGGTGCTTGTTGATTCCTTGCATACGGAATGCAAAAACGTTTGAGTTGAAGATTGAGTTATCAACTAGAACTGTGCGCTCGCCGTAAATAGCGGTTGAGTTGTTGTTGAAAGTTGTGCCGGTAATAGTGATGCGGTTGTCGTAAGCAGTGTCTACTGCTGTAGTAGTAGAAGGAGTTGATCCGTAGTTAGAGAAGACACCTTGATTGTTGTTCGTGAAAAGTGAGTTTGAGATGTTGATATACGAACCACCTTCCTTAGTTGTTACGGCAGTTCCTTGTGCGATGTTGCGGAAGTGGACGTTATTAACATTGGCAGTTCCGCGGACAATCCACAAAGCCGATCCACGTTGCCAGTCGGATGCAAAGGTGTTCTGAATGGTGACATTAGATAGGTTCAGTGTGAGAGAGCTGCCTCTCATATCGAATGCAGTGTAGAGAGCATTACCATCAATAATCGAGGTTGCTCGGTTGTCGGAGGTAATGGTTACGTTCTGGGTGATTAGTGGGAGGTTTGCGGTCAGAACGATTGGCTCTGTTGTCTTGATGGTGATGAGATCGTAGATACCACCAGCTTGTGCGTTAGCCTGTGCAATTGCCCAGCGGAGGGTTCCTTCAGCTGTAGTGTCGGCTGTAGAGGTGACTTCTAGGCTGGTAGGTGGCAAAGTGATAGCGGAAATCGCATCTACTACTGCTTGTTTTGCAACTGTAGCAGTATTTATTGCATTTGTAAGAGCCGTTGAAGCGTCAGATGCTACCTGTTGTGCGTTGTCGCGGATCGTTTCTAGGTTCTGAAGGTAGCTTGAAGCGGATAAATTGTTGTAATTTTGCTGAGAACTCGCAAGTGTAGCAGTCGCTGAACTTACTGCACTAGAAGCTGCAGTGTAGTTTGGGGTCAAAGCATCTAAAGCTGCCTGAGCTTGTTGATAAGTTTGCTGTGCGGTTGCATCGTAAGAGTTGCTAGCGAATGTGAACTTGTCTAGGTAAAGAATGTCGTAGTCACCTGGAATGACGTAAGACTTAATGACTTTGCCTGTTGGTGCGGTATATGAAACGTTGCAGTAGTAGCTCGGACAAGCATTGTTTCCAACACCATTAGGGTTCACAAAGGTGGCGGTGGAGTCATCGGTGAAGGTGACGGTAATAGTCTGATCTCCATTACGAGCGTAGGTCTCGAAACCTAGGGCTGTTGGAGAAGAATTGGCTGGTGCAATAACGTGAAGGTTCTGGCCCCATTGATTCACAAAGACGCGCCCGCTTGTGATCATTGGGTTGCCAGTGTTCGAAACTAGAGCGTTAGTTCCATTTAGTAGGAACTGGATCCCAGAAGTAATCTGGTTTCCGTTGAAGTCTTCAAGGATGTTAGCGTTGACAACGGTTGATTGGTAGTTAGCATATGCAGTATTTCTAGCTGACAAAGCTTCTGAGTAGCTTGGCTGTAGAGCAGCTAAAGAAGCAGACGCCGTGTCGTAGTTTGCCTGGGCAACATCTAACGAAGCCTGAGCTGTAGCGATCTGCCCTGGCACTGCGCTTACATTTCCTTGTGCAACTTGAAGAGCCGCTAGAGCACTGTAGTGGTTCTGTAACGCCGAAGTCGCGGTAGATACGGCCGACGAGAAAGGAGTTAGGGCTGATGCAAAGTCGTTTAGTTCGTTGATCCTAGAAGGAGCGTATGTCTGGTAGTGCCCTGTGTAGGTCGAGTACTGCTGGGTGTAGGTCTGTAGATCCTGCTGGAGACCAGCAACCTGCTGGGCAGGGTCAACTGACGCATATGAGATAGTAGCGCCAGCTGTTAGGGGGAAGAGAAAGGCAAGGCTTATAGCTAAGTATGCGTTTAGTAGGGGTCTATTTCTTGAGTTTAGACGCATTTGGGGAGTCTTCTCCAGCTTCTTTGAGGCGGACAACTTGAGAGAAAATCATGTTGACTTCACTTCGGCTGATCTTTCCGTCCTCCAAGAAAGCGAGAGCTAGCTTCTCAACAACCTTTGCAACTGCTAGCAGACCACCGAGGGCGGCAGACATCCATACATCTAAACCAATAATTGAGCCAGCTCCGATTACGCCGAGCGCGCTGGCAATGAATGTGGCTATAACCCTGTACGTGATGTCGAGGGTTAGACCAGCCTTACTGTTCTTATTTTTCGTAGACAAAATGGAGGCTCCCGTTAGGTGGCCTCTCCCCGATACCTATTTTACCACGTATAGCTTGCGCTGACTGGGTATGGGTGTTAGTATTTAGGGGACCTTAAGGAGGTTTACTGTGGTAATTTCATTCGTTCTAGACTGGGCGTCATTCTTTGTTGGAGTAGTTTCAACCGTAGTGATTAGCTTTATCGGTGCCTTCGTTGTTGCAGCTTCGCAGTATCGCAAGCAGTCACGTGGAACCGGACGCCGAGGCCGTATCTAGGTTATACTTAGAATATGGAAGACGGCAGAATCTTAGTACTGGTAGTAGTAGTAGTTGTATGGCTACTATCAATACTAAGTTTCAGCATCTATTTCTGGGTACGGATCATGCCTATTATTAAGCACCTGCGCGAAACGCCAGATGGGCACATACAACTAACTAAGATCCTGTTTCCGCCTAAATTTCATAGATAACCTAGGCGCACGTGAAGCACACAACATTAATCACGCCTTTAGATCTATCTATTAATTACAATAGGGATGCCTACGTAGGCTATGAGCACATGTCCGGGGAGCTAATCTCTGGGACTCTAGATGAATTAAAACTTAAGATCGAATATATGAAGCTGCAGGATATCCCTGAACTTCTAACGGATCGTCGCAAGTACATCGTAAACTTCAACCTAGCCTACTTCCACGTAATCATGGAGGTTCTACCCGAGATATTTCGAGTTAGGGCCTTAGATCCTAATATCCTATTTGTACTGCATGTGGATCTAGATAAGGCTACTGAGTCTTCAATCTACTCCTATACATTAGATTTATTGGATGCTAACGGTATTGACTACTTCATAGTAGGAACACCAGTGCCTGGGGTTGGTATGGCATTACCTGTTGTAACTAGGATGACCAACTTCTCCTATATGTCCTCTATGCGCCAAATGTCAGAGCTATCCCTAGAAGCGTCACTTCCAGACATAAAACTGGTTCTAGATAAGATCTGCGAGTTCAGTGCGGTAACTTCTAACAAACGCCGTAAAGTCTACCTAAGTCGTAGGAAGGTTCGCTTCCATAGCTTGGATGAAGGTAGTGATTACCTTGGATATAAAGATGATTCCCGTCTGTACGGGGAAGCTGAGCTTGAGCAATATCTTGCTGAGCTGGGGTTTGATATAGTCTGCCCTGAAGACTTTAACTCTTTCGATGATCAAGTAAAGCTACTTGCTGAGACAGACGTACTTATAACGAGCACTGGTTCTGGCTTAGTAAACCTAGGATTTATGCCTGAAGGTGGGTTAGTAGTGGAGCTCAGGTGCGAGCTGCTGTTTGGACATATTGGTGGGCAGTGGCACGAGCCTTATCAAATGCTAATTGGTGAGTACGTAGATCTTTCCTATATAAAGCGTCATACTCATATCTTGATATCAAATCCAGACAAAGAAGCAGGAAAGATGGTGGAAGCCCTTAAAGGTCTTCGTCCTCTTCTTCTGGCCCCCACGCGTACAACTTTGCAGTCCCTAGAAGGTCAATAGCTTCATAAGCTAGGGCTTCTACCGCAAGTAGCAGGTCTGCCTTCTTCTCAGGGTCCGTAGGCTCTTCTACCTCGTAATGCGCCTCTTGGATGGCGTAAGTACATAACTCTATACGTTCTAGAGCTCTGCGTAGTGGATCCCTGGTTTCCATGAAACTATTTTAGCTTGGGATACCTTGTCTTATTTAAGAAGTGCGTAAACCTTTTCGGTGACGTGCAGTGGCTTATCTGCTGGACCCTTTACATATGAGTCAATCCAGATGCGCTTGCGCTTCCACTCTTTGTTGGCATCTTTATATGGTTGCCACCGCCAGAATCCATTTACAACCCAGCGGTGCGAGTACTCACGGTCGCTTGATCCTCCAGAACTCGCAACTGTTGCGTACTTACGTCGAATGTCAATGACTGTAACCTCGGTCGGCATCTTCTTTTTTGCAAGTCGAGCTGCTTTTTTCTTGGTTGCTTCAGCTTTTGAGATGTGAATAACCTCTGGTTCTTGGTTGAGCATGAGCATTAGAGCGTGAAAAACCTGCCTAGGGTCAAGATCAATTGCATGCATCCTGTACATCTCACGACTCTTAGCAGTGAACTCTTCGCGCTCTTCCGGGGTAACAGGGGATAGTTGAGTTCCTTCGCGGTATGAAAGGTTGAACCTAAATACCCAGCGTTCCCGTTTAATCTGGTCAAATCCGTGGCGCTCTAGGTACTCTGTCCATGACTCCTTTGATCCGTCTGCCTCGTTGAACTTATCATTCAGTCCGTAAACAAGAACGTTACTAGGATCCTTAGGCTGTTCACACCACAACAGCGCATGAATGGTCATACCCTCGGATACCTTAATACCCTGTGCAAAGTAGCAGAAGCCGTACTTGCTAGGCAGTAGCGTTAGGTCAGTTAGATCGGTATTGTCCATTGCTCCGGCAGAAGCCTGGATAACTGCAGACATCTCTGGGTCGCAGTAGAAAACCTTTGGATTACTATTAGTAATAGCAGCTACGCCGAACGCTAGGTAGTCGGCGCTTTCTTTAAGTTCCTTGAGGTCCGTGCGTTGCTCGGGGTCAATCCCTTCAACAACCGAGTTGTTAACAACGGTAGTTGCGTAGATCCTGAAAGAACCGGCTTCGATGAACTGGTCATTCTTACTTACCTTAGCTAGGTCCGCAAGTAGCTCTAATGTGTCTCGTGCATTAATCATGCTCTGACCCTACACCGCATATATAGATATGTCAACTTTTTTCCTTCTGTGCGCCAATGCTACGACGGTCTTAAAACTAGAGGGGGTGGCGGGGGCGGGAAGTCGTGGTAGGTATATAGGTAAAATAACTTCGAATGAAGGTAAGGGTGGGTTAAAAATAGTAGACGCCGGTATTACTTAAGTTGCTGCAACTTCGAACGAAGGTTCGTTGGAAGTTTGGGTTATATATTCGTTATCTTATTTGAGTTTGAGTTGAAATGGGGTAAAAATGATAGACGCCGATATACGGATATAAGAAGCAGAGGCAGAGAAAAAGAGAGGGTGAAGTGTAGCAGGGTAGGTTGGAGTATAGAAGGGTATTGGTAGGGAAGCAAATAATGGACGCCGTTATTAATCTTGCTAATATCTGAAGGATCGGAGCTAAGGTAAGAGAGGTTATTAGCAAGAAGGAAGAAAAAAGAAGTGGAAAATTTTGCTAATGAAACTATGATATCTATATACTATAAAAGTATTAGTGATTATATTTCCTATTCACGCGCGAGAGATTTTTTCTAGCGCTGAATGTAAACCATAGTCGTTGATATATTTATAGAAAAGTGATAGTATGGAATCACTTGTAATTTGACATTTGACTTTTGAGTCAGAGAGAACGGAGTTTGAGAGCATGAGTGATGTTTTTGATTTCCTGGGTGTAGACGAAAACGAAGCCGAGGAATATCTCAAAGAGATCGAGAATGGCAAACACATTCAGGATCGACGAGTTTGTATTTGTGGACATCCGATGGTGCGCCATAAGTTGGAAGTGGATCTTGGATACTTTGTCTGTAGTCCGAACGCAGCTGGTTGTTTGTGTAGGACACCAAGGGCGGTACTAGAGACTGGGGACTTGCGTAAGTTCTTGCGTAGTACCAAGGGAATGGGTTCGTCCCATGCTTTGACCCAGGGTATGTTGGCAGCTAAGAAGGCCGAGATCGAGATGAGCTGGATTGAACAACCAAGCTGTGACAAGTGTGGAGCAAGTGGGGTTAAGGTTATCCCAGCTCCAGTAAGCCCTAACGGTGAGATCTTGGATAAAGCAAGTCGATTGAATGTCTTCTTGTGCCAAGACTGTCTTTTGTTGTAGGATGTGATTTAAGATGATGAAAGAAGAAGCTGCCCGATATCTTGAAGAACACATTCAAGTATTGGTAGACTACGATCTGATTGATTCAGGAGTTGCGGAAACGCTGACTGAATACATCTGGAAAGCTATCGGGGAAATTGATCCGGTGGTTGATGTTGACTCACTAAACCAAATTTGGAAAAAGTTTGGAGAAGAGGAAGAAGGACGAGACCATGGGTCTGTTTGATTGGTTCCGTAAGGACAAGAAGAAAGCTGTTGCGGAAGTTCCAGTAGCAGTCGAGCGTAATGAGACTGGGCGCTGGGTTGAAGTTAAGGTTGTTCCAGCAACTGTGACGGACAAGGCAGATTCAATCCCAAAGATTGAAGTTGTTAAGTCGTCTGCAGAAAAGCCAGTAGCAAAGAAGGCTCCTGCAAAGAAGCCAGTAGCTAAGACTACTGAGAAGAAGGAAGCGATCAAGAAGGATCTTGCTGACGCTCCAGTTGCTAAGGCTAAGCCAAAGCCAAAGACCACTCCTAAAAAGAAGTAGGATGGAAGTATAGGCGGGAGAGCCTGTACTCAAACGGGTCAGTTTTCGGACTGGCCCGTTTTCTTTTTTGTTGGTAAGATGAGGATATGCAACCTACTTGGGACGAAATTCAATTCAACTTTGAGCTATGCGAAGACTCGAAGTACGTCTCACGTAATGAGCGGGGGATTTTCAGCTCTAGCGATGTAAGCAGAATTACTTCTGACTTGAATAAGACGCTGGACTTTGTTTCAGATGATAAAAAAATTATCATTCAGGCTCACGCTGCGTACTTCCATGTTCTTACGGAGGTCGCTCCGATTCTTGTTGATGAAATTAGAAAAGCAGATTCAGAGGGACGAACAGCTCACTTTGTTTTGAGTGTTGATGCCGGTGGACAGGGTGGTCCTAGTGCCCATGTCGGTCCGTTGTACGATCACTTCGCTCAACAGATTGTTCGACACGGACATAAAGTTTCTTTAGTTTCGTTGAACAATGGTGATGAACTTTTTATCAATAACTTCTCAATCTATCGGCAATATCACTCGAACTTGTCACTGAACAAGGCAATTTCAGAGTTCATGCTTAAGGGAGTCGTTGATCTAGAAAAAGTAGAACCAACACGAAAGGTCTACCTGACTCGAAGCATGACCCTGCCTAACGGGGGGTTCAGAGCAGCTGATGATGAATACAACACCCTAACTATCAGACAGATTAGGGAAAAGTACAAGTACAAAATGAGCGATCGTGTTGATGACGAAGCTTTGTTGGAAGAATACTTTTCTGGACTTGGCTTTGAGATTAAATCTCCAGAAGACATCGAATCATTCGAAGATCAACTAAAGTTTATGGCTGAAGTCAAGACGGTTGTTTCTTTGACTAGCGCAAGCCTAGCTTCCATGTTCTTTATGAAGCCAGGGGCGTTGGTAGTAGAACTGTCTACACCACTGACTTTAAAGATGGCTGACGGAGTTGACTTTGTATCAATCCATCCGCACTACATGTACTTGGCGCATGACTTTAAGCACAGCTACCTTTCCCTCTCGCACGATCGAGTTGCCTCAAAGATTGTTGAAAGAATTGATGGGGACCCGAGACTCAAGGCTTTGTTTGTGAACTAATGAGCTACGCACTTCTGTTTGATCTTGATGGTGTTTTGGTTGATAGCCGAGAGCTACACTTCGAAGCATTGAACTTGGCATTAGGGGAAGTTGATTCGAAGTACGTGATCAGCGCTGATGAGCAAGCAACAACTTACGAAGGTCTTACAACCAAAGTCAAGCTCGAGATTCTGAACAAGACCAGGGGACTTCCAACTAATAAGTTCGAAGAAGTTTGGCAGAGCAAGCAGAGCCACACGGCTGAGCTATTCAAAAGCTTGGAAGAAGACTCGGAACTTATCGCTATCTTTAAGATGATTAAAGACGAGGGATTCCAGATTGGTGTCGTTAGCAACAGCATCCGACAAACTTTAGATGTTTGCTTGAATCGCCTAGGCATTGCTGAGTATGTTGACCTGTCACTAAGCAACGAAGAAGTTTTGGAAGTCAAGCCGTCCCCTAGCGGATACAAGATGGCGATGATTGGTTTGAAGTCCGACACCTTGACTACGGCCATCTTTGAAGATAGTATTGTCGGTAGACTTGCAGCTGAACGATCTGGTGCGAAGTTAGTCCCAGTGGACAGTCGAAGTGACCTAACTGAAGGATTGGTAAAACAAACCATGGAAGAACTACAACAGCCGGAAGCTCCAATGTTCAGCCTTTTGATTCCGATGGCTGGAGCCGGAAGTCGTTTCGTTGAAAAAGGATACGAAGATCCTAAGCCAATGATTGATGTCAATGGTAAGCCGATGATTCAGAACGTCATCTACAGCCTCGACATGAATGGGCACTACATCTACTTGGCACAGGAAGCAGTTGCTGAGAAGTATGGCCTTCAAAAGTTCTTAGAAGACATCTGCCCACTAGCCCCAAAGGTTACAGTCATTGGCGTTGATGGTCTAACTGACGGAGCAGCTTCAACTTCCTTGCTGGCCAAAGAACTTATCAACAACGAGAATCCACTAGTCATTTGCAACTCAGACCAACTAGTTGATTGGAACTCAATAACCTTCCTTCAGGAAACAGGGGAGAAGAACCTTGACGGTTGCATTGTAGTTTTCAGGAGTGACGATCCAAAGTGGTCCTACGCCAAAGTTGGAGACGACGGATTGGTGACAGAGGTTGCAGAGAAGCAAGTCATCAGTGATTTGGCAACGGTTGGAATCTACTATTGGAAGCACGGCTCAGACTACGTGAAGTTTGCCGAGCAGATGATTAAGAAAGATATCCGAACCAACGGTGAGTTTTATATCTGCCCGACTTACAACGAAGCAATTGCCAGCGGGTTAAAGATCGGAACTTACGAAGTAGATCGTATGATTAGCCTAGGAACCCCAGAAGATTTGGAGGCATATGTCAACGGCTAAATTAATCTCACATCGAGGCAACATTGACGGTCCCAACCCTGAACGAGAGAATACACCAGCCTACTTAGTCGAAGCCTTGAATGTGGGCGTCGATGTTGAAGTGGATGTTTGGGTTGTTGATGGGAAGATCTTCTTTGGACACGACGAGCCACAGCACGAAGTTGGTGAGACCTTCGTCGAGCTCATCCATCGTGATGCTTGGTTTCATTGTAAAAATCTAGGGGCCCTTGACTACTTCTCAAAGAAGGACCAAGGCTACAAGTTCTTTTGGCACCAGTCTGATGATTACACCCTCACCAGCCACGGCCACATCTGGGTGTATCCAGGTAAACCTTTCACGAAGGATTCGATTGTTGTTGATCTCAGCCCCGACCACAACTACGGCGAGGGTGAAGTCTATGCCGTCTGCACCGACTACGTATAGGACTCTTTCATGGATGACAAAATGATCAAGATCAAACTAGCTGCAGAGCTAGCTCAGGTCGCCGAAAGAACTATTTACAGCTGGATCCAGAACGGTCATCTGAAGCTGGCACACCCTGGATATGTTTTCGAAGCTGACCTTCGGCGAGCAATCATCTCCGTCCAGAACCGCAAGACAGAGCAAGCCAAACTCCGTAGCGAACGATTTGAGCGGGACAAGAACGGCAAGTTCCGACTTCTATCAGGTGACTTAAACGGCAAGAACGTAAGCGGATTACTATAGCAGGGTGGCTAGATACCCCCAAAGATTTGTTAATAAAAGAGGGAAAAGGCAGCCGTCTCCCTCTCCACGCGCAAAATTTTCGTCCGACTTCGTCCGAAGATAAATCAACATTAGTGGCGTCGCGTAAAATTAATACAGCGGCGGCTCGTTTACAAGTCCTCTCCCCAGTTAAGCGGGCCGTCGCCCTAACTTCGAACGAAAGTTCATGAGATGTTTGATGACGAGATAGACAACAAAAACTTAGCACCCGAATACATGATCGACGACCCGATCGACATGCGCGTTGACCTCAGCCAATACGGCATCGAGGAAGTGGACAAGGGCGTCTGCCAAGATACATTTGAGAACCGTGCTATCATTCGGCGAGCGCGTCTCATCTGGGACAGCGTCTATTCCCTCAACGGAGTTCCAACGGGACTCATCCGCGTTCGTTCGAAGGAATCAATCGCCGAGAAGCGTCTACTATCTTTAGCTGAAAAGAAACCGATCCTTGCTGAACCGGACAACAAGAACTCCGACTTCATAACAGGCCTGGATCTTCTAGCGGAAACGGCGAGCGACTACTTGGTTCCTCCGTGGGTAGTTAACGCCACCCGTATGTACCTCAAGGAGCAAGAAGCCGGGGGACCTATGTCCCCGAAACGGAAACCGCTTGCCATGCCAGCTCGTTGCCGTCACATAAAAGATGACGGAATCAGATGTATGCTATGGTCCAGCGGGCGTCCAAACGATGACGGCCTGTGCAGAGTACACCTGAGATCTATTCAACACAAGACAACCGATGACATCGAACGAGCTCGTGCGAAGTTAATGCAGGCTGCACCGTACGCTGTGGACAAACTCGAAGAACTCATGGAGTATGCTGAGAGTGAGCCGGTAAGACTCAAAGCTGCAACGGAGATCCTAGATCGCGCTGGAGTTCGAGGCGGCGTGGAGATAGACACCAATGTCAACATTGATGTACGGCCTGCAGCTAGTGTCATTGCCGAGAGGTTGGACCGCCTAGCTCAAGGAGCGATCGCAACTGCTGCGAAGTTAGCGGATGCAGGTATTCATGTGTCTCCGGATAAAGAGATCATTGATGCTGATATAGTCACAGATGAGAAAACGGAAGAGCGGCCTGCGCTTACTTCGGAGGAAGAAAAGAAATAATGAAGACTCAGGGAGAGATCCTCGAAGCGGCACGCGCTCTGTACGGGAACCTTAAAGCGGACATTGCAAACGCACATACACGGATCGAGCACATACGGATCACAACGTTGACCCAAGAAGCTGCGAACCTTGTAACGGAGCTCGAGTCTTTCTTTGCTGCATCAGCTGTGTTAGACTCAACGGGTGACCAGATCTAATAAAGCTTTAATAAGCGCGTTCATTACGACGGCGAGGAAGTACAACGGGTATACCTCGGAGCTACTCGGACGTAACATGTTTGGCCAGCGGGTGGGCTACGATGCTCAGCCTTGGGCGGGTGCCTTCATTGATGTTTGTGCCAGGGAGGCTGGACTGCGTCTACCATCTTTCACTTATGTGCCCGCGGGACTAGCGGCCTGCGTACGTACGGGTAACATCTCACGAACACCTCGAGCCGGGGACATCGCAGTATATGCATTCTCCAGTAACACGGCGAGCGCTTTCTCAGCTCCACACTGCGGGATCGTAGTTGACACACGTAACTTCAAACGGACTGGTGAATTCCTCGCGATCGAAGGTAACACCATCGGAACGGGCGTCTACCAAAATAAAGACGGCGTGCACCAACGGATCCGATCTTTAAACGAAGTCGTTTTGTTTTGTCGGCCGACGGATCCAGGAACAAGCGGCCTGCATCTTCTGACGAAGCTTCTTAAGAAGTTAACCGGCGGAGCTCCGGATCGAGTCGAGCTACAAACAATTAACGAAGCGGCGAGCTCACCTAAGGAGATCCGTCTTCCCAAGTTACTAACCGCACGTACTAAGAACACGGACATTGAACGGGTTCAGCTAGCGCTCTCACTTGTAACGGATCTCAAAGGAGCCGAACGTGGGAAGTGGGATGGAGCTACAGCTTCCGCCTTCGCTAACTTCCAACGGACGATCGGCCGAGTTGGATCCGACGCATCCGGTGCTCCAGATCTTCCGACGTTGCAACGTCTATCAAAAGAAACGGGCCTGTTCACAGTCTCTGAGTAGATGAGATATAATTCACTCATGAACGTTTTAAAGCTCGAGCACTTTGAAACTGCAGGCCTGCATGCAGAAGAGATCTACCCAGGTATTTTTACTGTGCACGAATTCCTCACAGAGGAGGAGGTCAGCAAGCTGGAGCTACAGTTCTCAACAATGAACGAAGAAGACTGGCGAGTCTCTTACACTGAAAGCTTGTACCGGTTCATCGAGGACCAGTACGGTGTTACTACATTCGAAGAAGCTCAAGCGCTAGGGCACCGTATTGATATCGACGGCGAGTGGGTAGACAAGAATGCGTTGATCCAAGATCTCGACGTCCGGCAAACAATCAACGAACGGCTTGCTTCGATCTTTGTTCAGTTCCCGGAGCTCGAGCTTCGTGGGGCAGGCTCGATCCAAAGACAGTACGAAGGCGTGCGGCTTAACTACCACGTAGACAGTGAGTCAAACCCGTTGGTTGTTTATGCAGCTGTCATGTACGTGAACGGGGACTTCGAAGGCGGCGAGCTACACTTTCCACGAATTGATGTGAAGATAAAGCCGGCTGCCAGAGATCTGATAATCTTTCCATCAGCGGATGACTACCTGCACGGCGTGCTTCCTGTAGAAGCGGGACCCACACGGTATGCCCTCCCAGCTTTCATCAACAAACGAACAACCGAGGAGAACACGGATGCCGCTTAACACTGCAGCTTTTAACGAAGCCGGATACGAAGTTAAGGAGCTAGCTTCAGAGATCTGGGAGGTTGAGAATTTCATCAGCTCAGCGGACATCGAACGAATCTTCGAGTTCGTTGGAACACTGACTGAGGAAGACTGGATCGGCCACTACATGAACCACCTCCGCGACAAGGCGGAGAGGGAGTTCGGAACTCGCGACATCGAAACTCTTCAGAAGGAGGGCAAGATGGAGATCACCTTCGACTGGGCTGATAAGAACATCATGTTTCCTAATTCAGAAATCATTGGACGCGTCAACTCTGGAATCGACAGCATCATTGCGTACGACCCAAATCTTTACTTCACAGGAGCTGGGACCATTCAGCGCCAGTACGAGGGCTCTGACCTCAAGGTCCACGTTGACAACCACGTAGATCCACATGTTGCATATGCTGCAGTGATTTATTTGAACGACGACTACACCCATGGCGAGGTCATCTTCCCTGAGCAGGGCCTCGAGTTAAAACCAAAGCCTGGTTCGATGCTGATGTTCTCATCTGGAGAGACTCACCCTCATGGCGTCAATCCTCCAGGGCCTGGTCCTCTGCGCTATGTTCTTCCTTGTTTCATCAAGCAGCACGAGCTGCCTGAAGGATTTGTGCACAACCCAAGTCCTATGCATTTGAAATACCAGACCACAAAGAAGTACTAAGGAATTCAAGTAACTTGACTTTCGGCGAGCGCCGTGTTACAGTTACTGCATGGGAAAATTAACAGTTACTTCTTCGGAAGCCATGCGCTGGGTCAACCAGGCAGTTGTCACTTTGAATGATGGTCGTACGGTGCCTGTTGGGTACCTGTCCGATGACGAAGGTCCAGAACTGGACTCCTTGGTTGTCTACGGAGCGGGCGTGCCCGAATCGGTCGAGAACGAAATCAAGGACATCCTTGCTGAACTCGGCGCGGACGCCAACAATGATTGGTAGTTGCGGCGAGCCTTTCTGCGACACAGATTGCAAACCGTTTGTCTGCAGGGACTGCGGTGCGAACACGCTACACATCGATGAGTACTACATGCTCACGGACACGGTCTGGAATTCGATCTACAAGAAGCGGCGTGGAATGCTCTGCATCGGATGTGTCGAGCAACGGCTTGGTAGGAAGTTGGTACCCGCGGACTTCGCGGATGTCCCTCTGAACTACTTCCCAACTTTTTCAACACGGCTTGCATCTAGACGGATCAGCTAAACTATTAATGAAAGAAATAAACATGTACGGATTTGAATACCAGGTAACACCATCAGCGGCGAGCTCTAACTTCGAACGAGTGATCGTCTTTGCTGAAGATGTAACGGATGCTGAAAAGCAGCTTGCAGCTGTAACTTTCAACGGACAACCTCTGGCGAGCTGGACACTGAAGGAAAGCAAAACACTACTTGCGACAAAGAATTAAGGACGGCCTGCGTCAGTACGTAGATCAGTTCAAGCGAGCCCCTTGGTGGGTTAAAGCGATCGCAACTTTATGCATCGGGTACCTCGTTATGCCGATAGACCCATTTGACGTCATCTTTCCATGGCTAGCATTCAGCGACGATCTCTTTGTAGCGGGCATGCTTCTGAAGCTTCTTCACAAGTACGGATCCATCCCAGGTGATGAGCAGCTCACACCGGTGCAACTTCTAACGAAGATCAAAGCCGAGATCAAGAAGGCCCGCGCAGCTAAGCGGGATCAGAAGCTGCCGTCATCAGATTGATTTCATAACTTCCAACCAAGCGGACTCGTTTGAAGTCGCGGCCGGCTTGCAGATCCGAGCACCGTATGCTATGTTTTATATATGGCTAAAGTAAATTCATATGATGACGTCAAGACCGTTCAGGACCTGAAGGACACTCCTTGTACGGCGTGCGATGAGCATGTCCTCGACTGGAATCTCTGCCCGAGCTGCAAGTGGGCGCTCGAGTGTGCGGACTGTTGCGGATGCGACGAATTAGAAGATCAGTAAGTTAACTTGCATTACGGCGTGCACTCTGCTACCATTTAAGTATCTAGGAAAGGATTCTCATGGAAACTAAATTTGACTCAAAGGCCTACATCCAGAAGGAGTACGGTTCCATCGTCGGTGCCAAGATTGTCGGCGTGCGTCCGTTGACGGCAAGCGAACTCGCGGACATGGGATGGGAAGACTCGTACGATGTCGGATTCGTCATCCTTCTTGACAACGGGCAAGCACTCATCCCATCGATGGACCCAGAAGGTAACGGTGCTGGTCACGTGTATGTGGAGCGTTGGAAGTAACTAGCTAACGGATCCACACTGAAACTTCCTGCGAATGCGTTCGTGGGAAGTTTTCTTTTAAGCGGATGGATCGCCGGCCAGGCATCAGCTAACTTCGAACGAATCACTATTTATTAAGTACAGTACGATTAGATTCCATGAGAGCAATTGAACTCCACTTAATAGAAGACGAAGTCGATGCTGGTATGGCCATCGTGGCTGGACTAGTTACCCCTGAGGATCTAGCTGACATTGCATGCATAAGCTGCACTGAAGATGTTGGCCAAGTCGATGGTACCTTCTATGCATATCTAGTAGGTCTTGATGAGAAGTCCCAGTGGATCGTATGCTTCGATTGCGCTCAGGATGCGATCAGCGCTGTACCTGCTAGCCCATATATAGATGAGGATCTTGATCCCCTAACTTTCGACGATCTTGAAGACGAGTAGCTGCTGATCGATCAGCCCGGGAAAAACTAAATAAAAAATCTTTGTTGGAAGAGTTGCGCTTTTGTCGCGACTTCGTGTAAAGTTGGTCTTGTCGGGAAAACGACACTCAACTACTGGAAAGGCACGAAAGTGAACCCAACAACATTCGGAGAAGTTTCTTCCGAGATTGCTGACGCACTTGCCACTTCTCACGAAGAGGTAAGCACCAAGCCTCGCCTAATGGGAATGGGCATTTACCTTGAGGCGCACGCAACTAACTCATACGCACGAACCACCCAAGTTCTGATTACCCCAAGTGGTAAGAACGAAAAGGGCGAAGTCGTAAGTATGGCTGTTATCTATCGCACCATTAGCGAGTTCTCACCTCGCGCTCAATGGCGCACTAACTTCGTTCGAACCCCTAAAGAGTTTGACGCTATGTCGCCTGTTGATAAGGCTGTCGAACTTGGTTCGCGTGCGAGCGAAATCACTGCGCGTATGTTCCCAGAGGGATTTACGCCACGACCACGACCAATCGTGTTCGAACTAACTGATGTTGATTTCACTGACATCAGCACTTGGAAAGCACCTGCGTCTGCGTTGCGCCGAATCACCAAAGCGCGCGCCGAAGTTGGCTACCCAGAAAACCTTTACTAGGGAAATCGAAAAGGACGGAAAACTGAAATGACTACTACAACAAACACCTACGAAGAAATCGTGGACGCAATCTACCCAGAACTCACCTCGCTGATTTTCGGCGTTGCTGTTCAGGGTGAGGACGAAACCAAAGTTCCTGCTGGTCTGACTTCGCTAATGCCGAAAAGTGGACGCGCTAATCTTCGCGCTAAGATTGGAACTGGAACTCCAAAACCAAAGGCAAAGGCAACTGTGAGCGTAGAAACGATTGAGGGTGCGGAGAAGTATCAGCGTCCGAATGGCGACTTCTACTTCTCTCGCACTTGGGGAGAACATTCAGATGTTGAGGTTCTTCGCAAAGCACGCGCAAACAATCAGTATGTGCTTTTGTATGGTGCGCCCGGAACTGGCAAAACTGCTCTCGTTGAGGGTGCGTTCCCAGACGAACTTTACACAATCCTTGGTTCTGGCGACACCGAACTTTCGGACTTCATTGGTGGCTATGTCCAAACTCCAAGTGGTTCGTTCGAATGGGTGGACGGCGTTTTGGTAAAGTCTGCCGAAGAGGGCAAGGTTCTCTTGATTGACGAGATTGGTCTGATTGACCCAAAGGTTCTTTCGGCTGTCTATGGTCTTATGGACGGACGCAAGGAAATCGTAATCACTGCGAACCCAGAGCGCGGAACTGTAAAAGCAAAGGACGGCTTTTATGTGATTGGCGCGACAAATCCCAATGCGCCCGGAGTTCGCCTAAGCGAGGCGTTGCTCTCTCGTTTTTCCATTCAGGCAGAAATGACGACTGACTGGTCGTTGGCGAAAAAGTTGGGCGTTCCTGCGTCTGCTGTTTCGGTTGCCCAGAACCTTGCGAAAAAGCAAGCGAATGGTGAAACTTCGTGGTCGCCTCAAATGCGTGAACTGTTGGCATACAAGTCAATCAGCGAAGTGTTTGGGACTAAGTTCGCAATCTCCAACTTGCTTGCGAGTGCGCCAGAACTTGACCGCCCTGTCGTGGCAGATGTTTTCACTCGCGTGTTCGGTGAAGAGTGCCGTCCTGCCAAGATTTAGTTTCCGTCCGAAACTGAAAAGCGAAGTGCCAGAGAAATCTGGCACTTTTGCTTTTTGGTGGAAAGGCAGCTCTAGGGATCGTACGCATTACTTCCAACGAAGAAATCAAAAGCTTGACCACTGATCGATCACCCGGGTGGATGGCCCAGGATTTAATCACCCAAAAGCTTGGGCCAAAGCTGCGCCGGACTTGGGATCGAAATCGAACGAAATCTTTTCTTGGATTGAGTTGCGCCAAAGTGTAAAAGTGCGCTATCCTGAATAGGTAATCAGTTTTGGAAAGGACTGGAAATGACACACTTCACACCTAACTCGCGCCTCGCAACTCGCGCTGGCTCAACTCCGTCTGAATGGTTGGCGACTTGCGCCCAGATTGGTAAGGTCGCAAACGATTGGGCTGGTCGTAATGACTTGGCTGTCTACGCTGGTGAGGACGCTGGTATGGGGCAAGCGATTGCTTGTTTCATTGGCTCTACTGCCGAAATCGAAATCAACTTGGCTGGTGCTTTTGGGAAAGCAACTAAGCCAGAAATGGTTGGCGACTTCACACTTCGCGAAACTCAATACGATTGGGCAGAGCCAACTGGCGTGATTTATCACGAGGCTCTTCACGCGCGTTCGTCTGACAAGTGGGATTACTCGCTCTTCGAAAGCGAACATCACAAGGGCAACCAAAATGTTCTTGACGCTTTCTGGTTGCTTGAGGAATCTCGCATTGAGCGCATTGGCGTTCTGACCTATCCAAAGAACAGGCTCTTCCTGCGTGCGTCTGCTCTTGGTCTTGCTCTTGGCGAGATTGACGAAGAGGCGTTGTCAAAGTTGAGCGAGGTTCGCGTGCTTGCTCAAATGTCTGGACTTGCTCTCGCGCGAGTGGACGCTGGCGTTCTTGGTCTGGCAGATGTTCAGAAGATTTATGAGCGCGCGCTTGAGGTTCTTGGTAGCGAGTTGTTTGAGAAGTTGCGTTCTGTTTGGGTGCGTTTCCACGCTCTTCCAAATGGCGCGACTGTCGCTGGTCTTGACTTGGCTCGCGAGTGGGTGGACTTGCTACGCGAGGCTGACCCAGAGGGCGAGAGTGGCGAGGGTGCTGGAATGGCTTTCGTTCTCGCAAGCAAAGGCGACTTGGAAGAGGACGCTGGCGAAACTGCGATTGCTGTTTCGATTGACTTGTCTGACCAACAGACTGACGAAGAGTGGGCAGAAGAGGCAAAGGGTCGCGCAAGCCAGAGCAAGAAGAAGAGCGAAGAGCGCAAGGTGGCAGAGGTGATTTTCGACAAGCGCGAAGAGGGTTCTACTGGAACGAAGTCGCGTTCATCACTTCGCGAAAAGCGTGCGCCAAAATCTGGTGAGCGTGCGAGTGCTGTCAAGATTGCTGAAATGCTGGACAAGGCGAAGTATCGTGAGCGTTCAGTTCACACTCGCAAAACTCACGCGCCACTTGGCAAACTCAACACTCGCAACGCTGTTCAGAATAGTGCTATGAAGTCAATGGGGTTGCGTGGCGAACTCCCTGCTTGGAAGTCGAAGTCGCGCAAACACACTGACGACCCAACGCTGACCATTGGCGTAATGGTGGACATTTCTGGTTCTATGGGTTCGGCTATGGACGCTATGGCGACAACTGCTTGGGTTCTTAGCGAGGCTGGTCGTAGGGTTCAGGCGAAAACCGCTATGGTCTACTTCGGTGAAGATGTGTTCGCGACACTCAAGGTTGGGCAGAAGTTGGAAGAAGTTTCGGTCTGGTCTGCGCCAGACGGAACGGAAGTTTTTGACAAGGGTTTCTCGGCTCTCAATGGCGCGCTTGGTCTGACCTATTCGGACGGCGTGCGTTTGTTGGTTGTTGTATCGGACGGAAACTACACTCCGAAAGAAACCGAAAACGCGAAACGGATTGTCAAGGAATGTGAACAGGCTGGCGTGGCTGTTCTGTTCATCACTCCAAAGGATTGCTACGGAACTGGCGCGCAAGACATCACGCGCGGAACTCACGCGGTTCACCTAAACGGAATGGCTGTCGAAAGTATCGCGCTGGAAATCGGCAAGTCCGCGTCTGACGCTCTCGCGAAAATCGGGGGTGGCGTGTAAGTCGGCGTGCCAAAGAAGTCCATTAGTGGATTGAGCAAACTCGTTTCCCCCTTTCCAATAATCGCTCTCCGCTAACGGATTAGGAATCCCTATCAGCCCCCACTGGTAGGGATTTCGTTTTGCCCGGACTAACGGTGGCGTGATGGCGTGCGCGAGAAAAGCTGCTGATTGATCACCCGGGTGGAACTACCCACGAAGACGGACGCGCTAGAGGATCTCGAATCGTACCCGGGAAAGATATCCGGTACCAGACTGCGCGGCCGTTGGTGATCGTTAGAAGTTCAGCAGCTTTAGATATCATGCCCGGGTGAAGCTTGGGCCGAGGATCGGGGGATCTCAGATCTTCAGTCGGATCGTCATACGCATGTAGGAGCTTTTGCTGATCGATCATAAGCTGCACCGGACCTGGCGAAAGCAGCTCTACGAAATGCCAAAACTTCGAACGAACCTATTTGAAATGTCGCTGATGTATGCTACGATTTACTTGTTGCCAAAAGAAGGGAAACGAAATGTGCGACAACTGTGGAAATAACATTCCAAACTTCGCTGAAATGGAGTTGGACGACAAAGACATTGCTGGCATTGCTCTTACTGCCATTGCTGTCTTCGTTGAGGATTACTGCCAAGATGGATACGCTGACCCAAGGATGTATCGCTTGCTGGAACTTGCGACTGAACTTGGAAAGAAGTTTGGTAGCGAGGGCTTGCTCACTTACTTGGAAACCACCAAGATTTACGCTGGTATGACCATTGACACTTTGATTGAAGAACACAACCTAACTGGAGAGGAAAACTAGAAATGCCAAACTGGGTCTATAACACAATGAATGTTTCAGGTTCAAAGGAAACGATTGCTGAGTTCAAGGAACTGGCAGGGCGAAAAGCACCAACTGGATTCGACAGCCAAACTGGGTTGCTGACTTATGAAGATAAGGAGGAGGTCTTTTCATTCTGGAACTTCATTGAGCCAGAGGATAAGGCACTCTACTTTGGGGCGAGCGACTACAAGCCAGAGGGCTACGATTCGTGGACTATGGAAGAGCGTATGGCTCACTCTATGAAGTTCTCGTCGAATGGCTGGTATGACTGGAACATTCGTGAGTGGGGAACTAAGTGGGACGCTTGTGATGTGGACTTGAATGACGACAGCGAAACCTCGCTGGGCTACTCGTTCAATACGGCGTGGAGTATTCCTGAGCCAGTCTTCAATGCGATTGTTCGGAAGTTCCCAACGCTGACCTTTGATTTCTGGAGTGAGGAAGAGCAGGGCTGGGGTGCGGAGTTCACTTCTTCGGACAGCGAAGAGGAGGGCGAGCGTTCCTTGATTATGACCAAGGAATGGGACATTCCCGACAGCCACCAAGACTATGTGGACAGGGACAGGGAAGAGTCGTGCAACTGCCAGAGCGACCCTGATGACGACGAGTATTGGTATGCGGATTGCCCTCGCCCCGAAAAGGAGTTTGAGGTAGTAGTTCGGCAAGTCATTCGGATTACGGCGAAGTCTGCTGAATCGGCGTGGGAGATTGCGAACGGCGTGCTGGAAAACTTCAACAACGCCGAGCAACCGAACGGCGTGCGGATTAGTGAAGACAGCGTGGCGTGGGTTGAGGAAGACGGAGTGCGTGTCTATCCAACCTTGACCGAGGTTGCCTAACCAAAACGGACAGAGAACACCAGTGGCGAGAGAGCTGCTGGTGTTTTTTGTTTGACGGATTGGCGTGCGTACACTACGCTGATCGTATGACTAGTGAATTGCTATACCGCGAAGCCCTCGGACACGTTGCACGCGAGGAACGGATCGATCAAAAGCTAACCCTACGCCAGGTTTCTACTCGTGCGAACATGGCACTCGGATACCTGAGCGAGCTGGAGCGTGGACAGAAAGAAGCTTCTTCCGAAGTTGTATCATCCTGGGCCGCAGCTCTTTCCCTGAGTGCCGGAGAAATGATTATTCGCGCTGGGATCTTGGTTGGTGGGTATCAGATCCCTGACACTGTCGAAGAGCTGCTGGTCGATCTAGGCCAAAAAACTTTCGCTAAATAGTTTGTATTTTCGCTGACTTAGTGTAAACTGGTGGCGTGCCTGAAAAAGAGTAGGGCGTAGGGAAAGAGGGAGTTCCAATGGGACTAGATATGTATCTATCTGCTCGCAAGTACGTGAGTGGCTACGATTTCAACAAAGAGCCAGAGAAGCAGGCGTACGCTGAAGTTCTATCTGCTAGTGGCTTGACCAAGGCAGACTTGGAGTATGGCAACCCAAGTGCCACAATCGAAATCAGCGTGGGTTACTGGCGCAAGGCGAACGCCATTCACAACTGGTTCGTTCAGAATGTTCAGGGTGGTCGTGATGAGTGCCAGAAGGCTTGGGTATCTCGTGAGCAACTGGCTGAACTTCTTGAGGCGTGCCAGACTGTATTGGCTGATGCCACCAAGGCTGATGAGTTGTTGCCACCACAGAGTGGGTTCTTCTTCGGTGGAACTGACCTTGATGAGTGGTACTACGACAGCCTGAAGCAAACTGCTGAAATGCTGAACCACCTTTTGACTTCGGAAAGTCTGAAGGATTACGATTTCGAATACCAATCCAGTTGGTAGTCGTTTCCCTAAAAAGCAAGAACCCTCGCCTTCGGGCGGGGGTTTCTTGTTTGGCATGGGCGCAGCTGAATTGGATCAACTAAGTTCTCGCAGAGTGATCGATCACCAGGCTGGGGGCTACCGTAGGAACTTCTCACGAATAAAAAGATTCGTGGCAAGTTGAATGTCATCGCGAGTTATGCTACAATCCAAGAGTGGACAAAAGTTCACAGGGAAACTATCAAAGGGAAACTAATGGAAACTGTATCTGTCACTGGCCTCGTTGCCACCACACCTCGCCACATCGTCACTGCCGAGGGTTTGCCGATTACTTCGTTCCGTCTTGCCAGTTCTTACCGCAAGTTTGACCGCGTGGAGAGCAAGTGGGTGGACGGTGAGACGAACTGGTTCACTGTCACCGCATTCAAGCAACTCGCTATCAATGTCTCTGGTTCTATCAACAAGGGCGACCGTATCACCGTCACTGGTACACTTCGCGTTCGCGACTGGGACAACGGAGAGCGTTCGGGAACTTCGGTTGAACTCGAAGCGTCATCAATGGGACACGATTTGACTTGGGGAACTTCGGTTTACACCCGCACCGTTTTGGTTCGTGAGGCTGAGCCTGAGGACGAACTCGTTTAGCCTCGAAGCCAAATCCAACCTGAGCAAGTTGTAAAACTGCTCGCCAACCTTTTTCCAGGCGTTGGTCAATCCGCACTGGTGCCGGTGGCAAGCTGCAGGGATCAAAGCTCGAAAAAAAGTTTCTGGCGTGTCGTTGAAAATGTCAGTGGGTAGTGCTACATTTGAAGTATGTCGAACAGAAAAGAATTCAAGCAGATAGTCAAGGTCGCCGAGTCTAAGGGCTGGGTCGTAACTCTAACTGGTGGTGGGCACTTGAAGTGGACTTCGCCAACTGGGCAAATAGTTTTCTCCGCGTCCACTCCGTCAGACGGGCGTGCCGTCAAAAACTTGGTGTCGGAACTTCGCCGACACGGAATCACAATCGAGAGGAAATAATGAGCAAGCAGGTGTTTTTTGTCATTGGCGTTGATTTAGATGACAAAGAGGTTTTTATCGCAGATGATACTTATTCAGCGCGGTTCAGTGAAGATGAGCAAGTTTGGGACACAGACGCAAACGAGTGGATTGAAGATGACGATAGGAAATACTATCTAGATGCGTTAGACCTTTTGAACACGAAGCGTCTAGCAAAAGACTAGGGGCGCGGCGCTCGCCAGATCGATCGCCAGGTTTGCCGGATCAGCAGCTGAAAAAAAAGTTTTTGGAAATGTCGTAAAATGTCCGAAGACTATGCTAAAGTTCTAGTAGTTGGAAAAGTTCCAACAGAAAGGGAAACGATGACTAATCCAGTTATCACCGAGGGACTTGAGTTCCTCGAGCGCACCAACGCAAAGTTGGATGCTGTTCAGCCTTTGGCTGAGACCGTTGCTACTCTTATGGAGGTGGCAAACACTCTCACCGAACTAAAGATGTTCGCAGAGGTGAACAAGGTTCTAGAGGTGTCTAACGCACTTCTGGAAATCGTGAACTCTCGCCTAAATGCGTAGGTAGAGTTTCGAGAGCGAACGCTCACCCTTCAGGGTGGGCGTTTTCTTTTTGTCCGGCGAAAGAGCTGCAGCTTAGATTGATCACCAGGGCCGGAAGATCTCGAGGGATCTCAGGCTGGTGAAAAGTTTTCCTTCGTTGGTTGTTGCTTTTTTTATCAGTTGATGGTATTTTTATTTTGTAGCAAGTTGCTACGGAAAGTAGGGAAAAATGAAGTTTTACATTCGCAGAGCAATCTTCGGAGCGTTAGCAATGCCAATGGTGTCTGGAGCCTATGTTTTTGTTTATCTAGGTCTGTTGCTCTTGGGGGCAGAGAGTTCACTCAAGATTGAAGAGATTTGGAACAATGGGATGTTGATTGGTTTGGTGAGTGCCGTAATGTTTACTTTCTCACCGCAGGTCAATGCTCTACTGGAAAAGTTGACTGGCTCACCTGAGTAACGCTGACTCAAAGTTAGCCCCGCAGCTCTCGCAGCTTGCGGGGTTTTCTTTTGTCTGATCAATCAGAGCCAGGATCACCGGCGCTGAAACATCGAACGAAGTTTGGGCGTGTTGTTGCAAAGTTTGCTGGACTATGCAATAATCAGAGGGTAGTCAAAAGGCTACTAATCGAAAGGGAAACAATGGGAACTCGAAACCTAACTGCAGTAATCAAGAATGGCGCACCTGTAATCGCGCAGTATGGCCAATGGGATGGCTATCCAGAGGGACAGGGCACAACTGTCTATGAATTCGTCAAGCACGCGGGAGTGGCTCGTCTCGAGGCAAACTTGGACAAGGCTTACTGGGCTGACGAGGACGAACTCAAGGCCATCTACTCAAAGTATCAGAGTGAAGAAGGCTGGATGACTATGGAGCAAGGTCAAGCATTTGGCGAAGCCTATCCAAGTCTCTCTCGCGACACTTGTGCCGAAATCCTTAGCGTGGTTGCCAATGCAACAAAGCGCGTGCCTCTGGTAAACGAGATGGCATTTTTACAGGACACCTTGTTTTGTGAGTGGGCGTATGTCCTTGACCTCGACACTCGAACCCTCAAGGTCTACGCTGGGTCCGACGAACCTCAAGTGGAGTTTTCGTTGGATGACTTTCCAAGCACGAACGAAGAGTTTGTGAAGGGTTGCTACAACGCGAGTGAGTCTCGCGTCTAGTCGCCATAAAAGATTGCCCCCGCAGAAATGTGGGGGTTTTCTTTTGCCCGAGATCCTGGCGATCACCGGTTGCAGCTGGCTGATCAGCTAAAAAATTCGTTATCATTTTGTGACAAAAAAGTGCCCTCTGGGCTTGACTTGCGAAACTTAGCAGACTAGGCTTGGTATTACAAGCGAACACAAGGTTGGCTTGATTTCTAGGGAAAGGACGAAAATGGCTAAGGCTGTTGTCGTTGATGTTGTAGCCCTGATTGACGAACTGGTTTCAGTTCGTGAAGCAAAGGCTGAACTATCTGCTCGTGAGAGCGTTATCCGCAAGTCGGTTCTTGGAGCGACTGGCAACACTGCTGTTTCGATTGCTGACGAGGCTGGCGTGATTATCGCCGAGGTAGTCGAGAGCACTCGCCGTTCAGTTTCAGACTGGGACGAGTTCGAGGCAACCTATCCAGAGGCATACGAGGCACTAGTGAAGTTTACTGATGTCCTCACCCTCAACACTGTCAAGAAGTAATCTCGAGGCAGACAAGCCCCTCAGTCGAAAGACTGGGGGGTTTTTCTTTCTCTGGTCGCTGGTCGATCCGATTACCGGTCGCCCTGGTTTGATCGTGATCGTTGGTGGTTCGTTAGAAGTTATGAAGCGAATCGCAGCAGCTGGCCTTGCAGCTTAGTCGCAGCTCGTTGGAAGTTTCACCGGAGCTGGCGCAGCTCGAGGCAGCTCGAGAGTGTTACAGATTCGTTATCAAAAAACACTTGACAAGTTTTGGGTTGGGTAGTAGTTTTGGAAGTAGAAAGGGAGATAGGGGGTGCAAGATGTGTGAAGACTATCCATGCTGTGGCCATGACCATGGCGACTGCCCTAACTAGGTAGTCAAACAAGAAGCCCCCGAAAGGGGGTTTTCTTTTTGCCCAGAGATCTCGCGGCTGATCTCCGGAGATCTCGCAGCTGAGATTGATCTGATCACCAGGGCCGGACCAGGGAGATCTAGCCAGGTGGTTACCGGTGATCCAGATTTGACAAGCTGCAGCTAATTCGTTGAAAGTTAGATGACCCGGGAGCTGGTTGATCGATCAAGACACGAAAAAAAAATGTTCGTTGGATGTTGCGTGTTATCCCAAAATGCGGTATCTTTTAGTTAGGCGAAAACGCCTAAACGAAAGGGAAACGAAATGACAAACTTTGATTTGGTTGAAGAACGATTGGTAGATGCCAAGGCGATTGCTTGGGACACTTGCCACAAGATTTACGTGTTGATGGATGATGAGCAAGTCTCGCTTATGCGTGAGTATGGCTATGGAGACGGAACTGATACAGAGGGGCTTATCACTAAATACGCAATGAGCGCAGACAAGATGCTGGAAAAGGTCAAGCACTGGTATGACGAGAGTTGTGGTTTGCGCTTTGTGAGCGCAGTCTCGACTATGCCAGAAGGTGTAGATGCTAACGAAGGCTTTGAGACCTTGATTGGGCAGTTCGAAGAAGACGATTGCGAGGATTGCGGTGAGCGTGGTTGTGCTGGTGTCTGTAATGACTACGAAGACGAAGACGAAGACGAAGAAGACTAGGGGGAGCTTGGCTACGGCCGCGCTCGCGGATCGAAGCTAGTCGCCTTGGTTGATCGATCACAAGACACAAAATTAGTATTCGTTTGAAGTTGCGCTAACAAGCAAAATGTATTATCTTTGTATTAGGCAAATTGCCTAGGAAAGTAGGGAAAGAAAATGAGTTTCGGAGAGCCGAAGTATCCAGATGTTCAAGTTCAGCTGGTCGGGGAAGATGGAAATGCTTTCGCGATTATGGGTCGCGTAGCAAGCGCGCTAAAGAGCGCAGGGGTTCCTCAGTCTGAGATTGACGAATACTACGAGGAGAGCACGAGTGGCGATTATGACAACTTGCTACGCACCGCTGTCAAATGGGTGGCGGTGGCATAATGGGTGACCGCGCATACATTCAAGTTGAAGCCGAGGGTTTCAAGACGCCGATTACTTTTTATGGGCACTGGTCAGGAGAGGACAACATTCTTGCTGTTCGTAATGTCCTAAGTCGCAGTGGTCGTATTGGTGACGCGAGTTACCTCACCGCGCAGATTTTCTATGAGTTCGCAACGCTAGGCAACTACGATGGCGAACTTTCATTCGGGATTGATAACTATGGAGATGACCCCGAGGTCGTTGGCTGGGCGAACAACCCTACGGTTTATGTCAATGCTGATACTGGTGTTTATCGCTATAAGGGCGAAACGTTTACCGAGTTTGCGGAAATGGCAAAGAGCGTGTAGACTGTAAGAGTTGCTTGGGTTTGAGATTACTCGCCCGAGTAATGCGCGGAAGGAGTTATCCCCCTTTCACCTTCCGCAAAGAGAGCGGTAGCAAGTCCCCCCTTGCTACCGTTTTTCTTTTGTCTGGAGTAGGGCCGCGCTCGCGGTGATCGATCAGAGCTGCCCTGGCCGGAGCGGAGCTTGCCAAGATCGAAACGCGCTCGCGGTATTCGTTTGAAGTTGCTTGCTTTTGTTTCTGTTATGGGGTAACCTGTTGGTATCCAATGAAAGGGAAATGATGGAAACCAAAGAGACTACAACTTGCTACAAATGTGAAGCCGAGATTGAAGCATTCGTTGGGCAAGTTCATCCGTTGTGTGAAGAGTGTGCCGAAGATTTTGACGATTGGTTCGCACAACAATTGCGGATGTTTAAGTAGACACGCAACACGCCGAAGTTTGTTTGTTGCTTGTTTGAGCAAACTAGGCTAGTCTGGAAATACCTAGAAAGGGGAAACGAAATGGGAAAGCAAGACACGATTTGGATTGGTTGCTGGGATTGTGGTAAGACTGTTGAAGTGCCTTGGATTGGCAACTATTCAAGTCGCCAGATTTGTGCCGAGTGTAAAGCAGAAAGGGCTGAAAAATGGGCAGTAATCTCGAAGTCGTAAATCGCTACAAAAGGCGCAAGGAACTTATGAGCGCACGCAAGACCGCGCTCGAAGTGTTTGGCGCACTCGCCGAGTTTGACGCGAAGCCAAATGTGTTCTCTATCTTTGATGGGATGGAGTTTGAAGTTGTGAACGAAACTGGTATCGCCTTGGATGTTGAGTTTGTTGGTCGCACCATTACTATCAAGAGGTGGAAATAATCGTGATTAGGTATCACCGTTTTATGGAAAAGTTTTGGCGCGTGATTGGTTCAGTCGCTTATCGCACCTTTCACACAACGCAGACGCTCGCGCACAAGTCTTATGTCAAAGGTGGTCGCCACGGTCGCCGCCGTCAAGAGCGCAAACCCCTAACCGCAATTTGGAAGTGGTGGCAAAGTGTCAAGGCGCAATTCTGAGTTTGCGATTATTTGGCGTGGTATCTCGATCGGGCTAGGTTTTATGTTCGTTATGGGATTCGCTATTGGGTATGACAACGCCATCGCGCCAGGACTACTGTTGCTCGCAGCTTTAGGTTCGTTGTGGTTATCACGAGATTGATTTGACTTTTTATCAAAACGCAGTAAACTGATTCTGTTAGCAAATGCTAGCGCAAAGGAAAGGGAAACAAAATGACTACAAAGGTATTCGCAATTCGCTCGAATGAAGACGGCGGATTTATTTTCGGGGAAGAGACACACGAAGTTATTTCACTTGAGTTCTTACAGTCATTCGTTGGCGGTTGGGTTCAGGTTGTCCCGTTGGCAGGTTCACTAAGTGGCTTGTCAATGTGGCTAAACGAAGAGGGTAAGTTTTCAGACCTTCCGCTAAATGAGTTGGCTACGGCTATTTGGGAAGACTCATACGGCAAGACTGACTTTATCGTTGGTAACATTCTAATTACTGGTGGCGAGAACTACGATGGCGAGATTGAGTCTCTCACTAGTGAAGAAACTGATAAGATTATGGAAGTCGTTCTAAAGGCAATGGAACACTCTCACTAAGTTTCGTTTCCCTACGAAAACAAAGACCTAGGCTAAGTCTCTAAACTGGCCTTTTATCACGCCTAGATTCGGAAAGCTCGCGCTCGCGGGATCACGATCAAACGGCGCTCGCGGATTGCCCTGGCCTAGCTTGCCTTGGCTTGGCCGGACCTTGGTCGATCGATCCGCAGCTCGCAACTCGCAGCTTATCCCCTTGGTCGATCCACGCGACACACTGGGGCAACATTCGTTGGAAGTTGCTTGACTTTTTTCTCGAAACGCGGGATACTTGGATTAGCCGAAAGGCTCGAATGAAAGGGAAACGAAAATGGAAACTGTAATCACCGAATACGAAAACTACGAATTGACCAATTCTTGTATTTGCGAAGATTGGGATGAAGACACCGACACTTATTCGCCTAGCGATTCTTGCTGGGGTTGCTACGAAGACGAGATGGCTAATTTCAAGTCTGAGATTCTGAAGCCTTGGATGAGCGCAAACGGTTATGACGAAGACACCGAGTTGGTTGCTCGCGGAACTGGAATGACTTGGCAACGCTTGAGCGGATACGCTTACCTAACGCCAGACGAGATGGTTGAGAAGTTGTCTATCAATGGCGATTGGACTTTACGATTCACTCTCTCAGATGGTGGCAAGACGCTTACTGTTGTTCGCTACTCTCACGATGAGCCTGTTGGAACTGGCTTGATTACTTTTGAGCCGAAGCCCGAAGACGAAGACGAATTGTTCTAGCGCGACACGCTCGCGACACGCAACCGCCCAATGTGGCGGTTGTTGTGTTTTTGGCAGATGTATGGCATACTTTTGTTATCGGCAGAAAGCCGAAAAACGAAAGGGAAACAAAATGGCATTAGACGCAAAGACCGCAAGCAATGTTCGTCACTTGCTAATGAGCCTGTCGGCAGAATCAACCGTAGATGTTTGGCTACTGGCAGAGAACGAAGAGTTGGCGGAACTTTACAAAAGTGGCGCAACCTATGAGCAAATGCTCGAATGGGTGAATGAAAACTACTAGCCCAAAGAAATGGAAAGCCCTCGCGAAAGCGGGGGTTTTCTTTTTACGCGCTCGCGGTTTCGATCGAAATTAGAAAGCCAATGGTCGATCGATCCGCCCTGGTTCTTTTGCCGGAAGCCTGGAAAGCTCGCAGCTTGTTCGTGGAAAGTTGGCAGCTCGCGCCGGGTTGTTCGCAGCTTGGGCGCAGCTTGGGCGCAGCTTGGGCTAGAAATTTTCGTTATTTATTTGTTACCAAATTTCTCTAGATTTGACTTGACTTTTGGCAAATACGCGCTACGCTTATTACATAAGCCAAACGGCAAAACGAAAGGGAAATGAAATGCTACTAGACACCAGGACCGAAATTGTATTCGCTACTCGCGAGATTGATGGCGCGAAGTTCATCGGCGGAAGCAAGGAACAAGCAGAGCAGGTTTTCACCGCTTGGCTAAAGGACAACCTAGATTGGATTAC